CCAGCACAAGATCTCCGCCTTCGAACTTTCTTGGTTCTTTATGGGTCCAATACAAAAAAGTCAAAAAAGCTGTATCAAAGTGCGTGTCGTAAGAACTATTGCTTTCATAGTACAGAAGTTGAATCGCTTCTACTGTTTGATACGAAGTCAACATGCGAGGAAACCAAGTTTTTTGACCGATTTCAAACAATAAATCTGGATCTTGGTACTGACGAGTAAGTTTGAAAATACTAGACTTTGATGGATCAGAGTAAAAATCAGTCAGCCAGAGACTGTTGGTGTGTTTAAGTTGCACCCCTTCTGCAGATACTGCACCGCCAGATCCACCGTATCCAGCAAAATGCGGACGAATAAACGCCAACTCTTCAAGTATCTTTTCCTGCTCAAGACTATTAAAAAAGTTGTCTATAACCGCGAACGGAATGTTTGTTTCTGTAGTGTCAACAGTGATATTTCTCAAAGTAAGCCTCCCACGCAACTTTAGTTTTAACTGTACGCTGCGTGAGAGTAGAATGCAACTGTTTATACTATGACGACATCAACTCAAAGTGAGGCGCATCAATAAATGGACGACGGCCCTGTGAACGACGTAAGTCTACATACTCGTTCATAGCTTCTTCTGCAGTACCTTCATAGGCACCAAAGTCATCGATATGCCAAGCCGCGCCCCAACGGATCTTAACTCCGCAATCCTTTGCAGCAGTCTTCATGGCGTCTGCGATCTCATCATAGAGATTGAGTTCCCATCTGCCCCCATCAATATATGCCATTAAATCAACGGCGTAGCCGCCCAGATGCTTACTCTTCATAGTCTGTGAAGCACCCTTCGCGACCAACGCTTCCTGCTCTTTGCGGGTTCTAAGACCGCAAATCACACTGAAGTCCTGCTCGCTAATTCCAATAGCCGTGCGTACAACGGCTTGCAGAGAAGCATCAACACCCTCAAGCCGCTCGTTGCTGCGGTTTCCCAGTTTGTATGTCATTTCGTATCACCTTTCATGTTCATGATACCGTTGTGATCACGACCAATATATTTCAAGTCGTTCTCTACTAAAGCAATTCTTTGCTGCAACGCAGTCACTCGTCCGATGGAGTTAGCTAAGTTAGCCAACTCATCCCAAATGTCTTCGACCTCATCAAAAACATAGTCCAGTTCTGACGCATTGTCTTCTACATCACGTCTAAGATTTATGTTGTCTTCGATTGCCATACGAGATCCGATCTGGCCGACAACTTCCTCAAGACTGGCTATGGTCGCTGCCTGTTGGCTTACCCACCACACACCAGCGGCAAGCTGAACAGCCATCGCTGCCACAAGGGCTACAGGTAACTTTAAGTTTTCCATTACTTCCTCTTAAACAAAGCCTGCGCACCGCGGACACCGAAGCTGGCGCTTATTGCGATACCTAAACTATAAAAATACCAGTCGGGCGCTTTGGAAAGCTGCTCAAACCCACGGTCAACCCAGCCCTCGGCACCAGGAATGAAAGCTAAAATCAATGGGATAGACAGAACAATTACGAACCACTCGTCTTTCCAGCTTGATTTAGCACCCTCTGCCATAATGCGCTCCCAGTCGGCAACGCTCGTATGTTCAGACAGCATGATCTTGGCCTTGGCTTCCGCCTCAGTCAGCTTGAGCTTGGCCTCTGCGGCCTGCTTAGTAGTCTTTGCGTCCAACCATCCGCCAGCAAGGCTAGCGATCGGACCGATCAGTGCTTGTAGCATTCTTGCTCTCCATTGCATTAAACCCGAAATAAGCCGCGGCAATACCCGAAGCTCCAATAACATACACAGCCGCTATATCCGCCATTAACTTCGCAGCGGTGTCTAAGCCCGTCACAGAAGCCACTAGAATAACCAAAGGATACAGAATCATACCAGACAGAGCAAACCAAGTCATACGCCTCTGCGCGTCTCTCTTGGCGTCTGCGTCCTCCATTCGGCGGCGGCGGTCCTCCAGCATAATCTCATGCTCAACCGGATCAATCTTTCCGTTTCCGTTTAGGTCGTACTCGTTTGGCATCTTCTATCCTCTTGGCGTAAGCAATCGCGTGATGCTTGTGGTGGGTTATTATAACAACTTTTTCGTATTTGTCATATACAACGTAATCCCCTCTTTTATTTCGGAATAACCTCAAAACAATACACCGTAGTTTGGCTCGTAGTTATCAAGACTTTTGCATCTTCGAGGGCTTCTCTGCACTCATTCTCAGTAGTAAACTGATTAAGCTGATAGTACTCGATGTTGTTATTCATAACTTGAAACCAGATTAAAAACCACATTACCACTTCCCCTGACTTCTACCCATGAAATACAGTACAATAGCCAAACCAATGAGGCCTGAAAGCACAAGCAAAATACCCACGGTCCATTCTATTAGTGCGCGTTTAAACTGCTCTTTCTTATAAATTTCTTCTTTACGTTGTTTTCGCATCTGAGCCTCGATCTGTAAAACTTCTTCCCAAGCTGATGGACCGTACTGAAAACTGATGAAGTTTTTGATTTCCTTACGCATTTCTGACATCTTTTTCTTTTGCGCAAATATCTCAATGGCACTGTGCGTGTCCGAACCCCTGAATTTATACCACGGGGGATTCTTGATTTGATCTTCAGCAAAGGCAAAATCACTGCAAGCCTTGCCCCATTGACCAAGCTGACCAGAAATATCTTGGAGTTCACGGCCAACGGAAATACCCTGCTTGATAGCATTATAAGCAGAAGTGGCGAGGCCAACGGCTGTGATTGGATCGATCATGTTTCAAAGAACCTCGCAGGGCAAACGTAAAGATAGTTAACTCGAAAAACCCTGTCATACCACAAGCCGTTTGTTGCCGTGCCACAGTCGTAGTAGCAGTACTGAAACAACTGATTACCGCCCTGCGTCCATGCGTGTCCAAACGACACGAAGACCAACGCGCACAGCACTAGAACTCTCCGACAAACCTCTGAGGTCGGGCTATCGGACTGAACCGTTTGTTAACCGTACCGCCAGAGGAATATTTAGTCTTTCCTGCATTGCTTAACGCAATGGCAACCGCCTGCTTCTGCGGTTTTCCAGCAGCCATTTCAGTCTTGATGTTCTGGCTGATTACACCTTTTGAGCGCCCTTGTTTAAGAGGCATTGTATCATCCCCCTTGTCGCATCTTGTCACGTTGAACCTGGATACGCTCCCGATTCACTTCGTTACGATTGTCCGCGATCTCTTCTTGGCTTTCAATCCGAGCCGCTGCGGATGCGGCCTGCTGCTGCATCTTCTGAAGTTCGATCAGCATATCACCCTGATCTTCTTCTGTCTTACGCTGCAAATCTTTCTCTTTCAGAGCCAACTCTTGCATACGGATCTGGACCAGTGGGTCGCTCATCGGATCGTTGCCCGCTGGAAGTAGCCCCGGCAGTATCTCTGCCATAATCTTCTCCATTTGCAGCGAGATCAACTTCTCCATCTGCCCTGGGTCCTGCATATCCTGCTGAACCTGCGCGATTTGCTGCTGCGCCGCTACCGGATCGATAGCTCCGCTTTGAGCCGCCAACTGTGCCTGTCCAATAATCCCTTCGATCTCCGCCGTCACCATCAGGCGAGACTTCTGAGAAACGTGCTCCATAACGTGGGAGTAGAACGTGCCCATGACTTGAGGCGATGTGGATACCAAAGGAGTCTTCATGAACGCCATGTGCATACGGATATGCGCGTCGTGGTCCTGCTCTGGGAACGTGTTCAGAATCTCTCCCATCAGCGCCCGAGCGTTCTCAATCGCTGGATCCAGCGGCTGTGGCTGCGGAGGTGGCGGTAGAATCTCGTCGATGTTCTGGACCTCAAGGGCCTGATACATTCTGCGATACGCCGCGTTCAAGTTGTGCAACTGAGGATTGGACTGAGCCAACTGTAACTGCGTCTGAGCCAGAGTAACCCGTTGCGCCATCGAGAAGATGTTCGGGTCACTGACCGGGATAACGTCCACACGCCCGTCAAAGTCCTCGGCCATAACCATACGGTCACCGCCGACAACGTCGTAAGGATACCCATCTGCGGGCATATTGTCCCTAAAGATCCGAGCTAGAACACGGAACTCTTGGCGCTGTGCGTAATGCAGCCGCTTGTGGATAGCTGACATAACTTTCATGCCACGTTCCAGCATAGCCACTGTAGTCCCCACAGGAGCCGCTGCGTTGCCATCTCCTGTTTGTTGGTCTGCCAGTGACACAAAACGTCTTCCGCCCTCTATGAGGGCTCCTAGAAGCTGTGCGAGGGTAGCTGACGGCTCTTTGTACGGAAGCGGAATAATTGCGTCCCTGATGTTGCCACCGGGAGCGTCAATATCCCGCCATTCTCCGGGTTGTAAGGGTTCGTCGTCATTACGAACCCTTACGCCCCGAGCCTTGAACCCAGCTGGGAGGTTTGCCAAGGTTCCGGCGTCGATCAACTGGCGAAGAATACTCGTAGCTGCGCGTCCCAAACCACCAATCATGTGGATCAAACCAAAGCCATAGAACCCTAAACCAGGCATAAACTTGTAGTGTACGAAGTACTGCATCTTCTTAGAGATGCCTGTGCCCTCTTCGAAGTTCCGGCGGATCGACAGGATATTCCCTGATCCCTCGTCCAGAGTAACAATGTACGGAATCGCTATACCTGTTGGCTCCCCATCAGGAGCCATGTCCTCAAAGCCCTCGATGTCCAAGTCAACATGCATCTCAAGGATCGTGTACACTTCGTCCGAGTAAGTGCGAGACGTGCCTTGAAGCTCGTCTACCTTCTCGCGGACCTCGTCCTCTTGGTTATACTTGCTTAACTCTACGTCACGGTAGAATCCAGCTAACTGCATCTTGCGGATGTCGTTGCCGTCCATGCGTAGAACGTGCGTAACACGCGAAGCGGTAGCCAAATCAGACGCAGCATACGGCACAACCAAATCTTGCGCCGGAACGAACTTGGAGACCGCCCGTTGTTTAGCTTCGTCAAAGTAAACTTTCTTAAACGTAGACCCCGAAAGCGGTAAATAGAACAGAAGCTGATCCATATCAGGGTCGAACTCTTCCATAACTTCCATGATCTGGTAGTTCATGAAGTCTTTTACACGAGCCGCCTGCTCTTCACGAGCCACGTCCTGCAAACCCAAGACCTGAGTCTTGACTGGGCCACCCGATGGCAGCAACTCTTTGTACGCTTGTGCTTGGAACTGAGTAACACTCTCGGCAATCAACGGGTGAGTTACCCCCGATGCCCCTTGGAACGGCTGTGTGCGCTCGTCATACTTAACGCCAAGCTGGTCTAAGCCTTGTGTGTATGTCTCTTCCCACTCCGAACGAGACTCCATATCGTCTTCGTATGATGCGCGTAGGTCTGAGGAGATCTCCCCAAGATACCCGTCGTCCAAATATTCGGCTAAGTTAGCGTTGTGAGGAATCTGCTCCTCCGCTTCTTCTCCCTGCATAGCCTCAACTAAGGCTTGGATAATCGCGCCGCCTTGACCGTCCTCGGTAATCTCCGCTCCGCCTGCGAAATCTTCTACCTGCGGGACCGAAACATCAACAGAGGCCTCTGTAGGAGCCATATCTTCGGAGGATATTCCAGAATCTAAAAGTGGTGGCAAAGCCATTAGTAATACTCCCGCTTGCGGCGATACTCGTTTTCGTCGTCGCCCTCACCGTGAAGCGATATAAACCCGCCTTGGCGAAAACGCATTAGTGCTAAAGTCATGCTATCACAAAAATCATCGTGGTCGCCATTGGGAAATGACACAACTTCTTCGATGACCTCGTCCGCAAACTTCTTATCACTTGGGGCCCAGACTACACCAGCCTCGAACAATGGCGCAACCATGTGCATTCTGGTCACTTTATCACGTCCTTTGCCCGGTGAGAAGCCCAGCGCAGGAATCCCGCGGAGCCGCAACTCGTCAATAAGCGGTGTACCCGTCGCTTTTGCTTCGACCAGCACCATATCCGGCTCCCAATACTCATGTTCTTCAAACGCTTTTTCCTTCAATTCAGGAAAGTTCCACCGACCGCGCTGCGCATCCATCAAAATAATGTTGTCAGGCCCACCTTCCTCGGGCGTAAAGATGCCCCAGGTAGTAATCGCGCTGTAATCCGCCGTCTCTTTCTTAGAAAACGCCGTATCATAAGACTGAAGAATGTACTTGACAGGGGGGATCTCTTCTTTCTCCCAGCCCTGCCACCAATCACGCTTGATAATCGCAGATTCCGACGCTGTCGGCTGCTGTTGCCACTGCGCATTCCACTTTCCAACAGGCAAAGACGCCTTAATCGAAAGCAAAGCGTCCTTATCCCAGAACTCAGGCCACAAAGGCTTGTCACTTGGCAAGATTGCAGGAAATTCTACGACCTCCCACTGGTCAGACATGGTATCACTGCCCTGCTGGGCCAATAATCTGCCTGTCAAGTCTTTTTTACCCCATCGAGTCATTACCAAAATGATGGTTCCACCCGGTTGGAGACGCTGACGAGGGCCAGAAGTGTACCATTCATAAGCATTGTCGAAGGCAGACTCGCTTAACGCATCTTGTTCCGAATGAGGGTCGTCAATGATAAGTAAATCTGCACCACGGCCAGTGATAGCCGCGCCCACACCCGCAGCAAAGTACTCTGCACCCGCTGTAGTGCCCCACTTACCCGCGCCTTTATTGTCTTCCTTGAGATTCGTGTCCGGAAAAATCTCTTTATACGCTGGATCATCGATCAAATCCCTTACTTTACGGCCAAAACGCACCGCCAACTCAGTGTTGTGCGTAGCCTGGATGATTTTTAACTTCGGATTGCGGCCCAAAAACCACGCTGGCATCAAAAAACTTGCAAACTCCGACTTCGAATGTCGAGGTGGCATGTTAATTATTAATCGCTTGAGTTCTCCTCGCGCAACACGTTCAAGTTTTTCAGCAATTATCCGGTGATGACTGCCCTCGATGAAGTTTTCGTAGACGTGATGCGCAAACGGCATGAACTTTTCGCAGGCCTCTTCCCGCAAATCAAGCCGCTTCTTGGCCTCGGTTAAGGCCAAGATCTCTTTTAGAGCTTCTTCTGGTAGCGCCTGTAGATTCATCAGGTTCTAACCGTGGGGCGGATGCGTTCTGTACGAGATGTTGTACGAGTCTTGCGCTTCTGATTT